AATGTAGAATGTATGATACTGACGAGGAGTTATCTTCCTGTTTACCACTTAATTTATAAACACGGAATGTCTTCTCAATCTTTAAGTTATCTGCGTCTTTACCAATATCAATTTTGAGATATTCAGTACCATCAAACTTCAATCGTTTGGCAAGACCAAGAGCATCTTTAATAACAATGTTGCCTGACATAGAAGGAAGGAACATATTATCATAAATGTTCAATTCTTCCATCATGTCTCGCAAGTCAACGCTTGCGGTTTTCGTAATCAGAATTAAATCATTGATTACGAAACTGACTGAATCACCTGCTGCCATTAACCAATCACCTTCTTAAATTCTTTTGTAACTGGAGCAGACATTTCTCCACGAAGCAACTTAATGGTACGTTTACTTTCATTGAGTTCAACTTCATACGCATAGTGTGTTTTTGTTGTCTTGGTGACTTCAATAATAATGCGTGTGCCGTCATCCAAATCTAGTGTGTCTAAACTGGAATTGGTATCTGTCCATGTTGATTGGTCAACTTCTCTAGTCTCAGCAATTGCCACACCAGTTCTTGCATTCGTGCGAGTTTCTGTAATGTACCAAGATTTGATATTCTCTGTTGCCCACTTGGCACCAGTTTTCATTTCTAAATCACCTTGTGTTTTATACTTGGTATTTAAATAAGATTTGAAAACGTTCTGATTCATTGGCCAGTCGTAGTACGGGTCAACGATATCATTCATCATTAATACAATCCAATGTTGTTCCGGTGAACCATACAACTTATGAGCAATCATTTCAGGCGTTTCACCTTCTTGGATTTGATACTCATAATATGCACCAGTGTTCTCTTTGAATGATTGTTCGAATGAGAAACGAGTACAGATATTGGTAACAGCGTCAAGTGCCTGTGGTCTGTCCTCTAAAGTGTATAGTTCTTTAGGGTAGTGTTTGAAATACTTAGCCATTAATAACCACCGTCATTCTCACGTGAACCTGGTTTGAACATTTCTAAAACGTTTCTGGCAGAACCGGCGGTCTTGCCGTTTCTGCGAATCATTTCTTTTGTAATCATCTGTGTTTCTTGGAACGATAAAGTCATACGAATTGCGGTTGGTGTACCTGAACCGCCTGTTTGTGCTCTGACTTGACCTGGAACTTCATATGCAGACCAACCGTTTGGTGCATAGTCGAGGTTGATAGATTTCAAAACACAAGTTGAAATCTTTGGAATGTTGGGGTTAGGTGCACCGTTCATGTGAAACTCGATATCGAATTCTGAAGGTGGAATCAGGAAACGACCACTTGAAGAAGCATCAACTTCAGGTGCGGCATGGAATCTGAATTCTTCAATGATACCCATTACTTGGCGTGCTTCGTCTTGTGAACGAGGATAGAACATGAATTCAAACTGGAATTCACGCAAATTGGTTGTAGAGTAAATAACTTCTAACTGAGGGTTCTTTGCAATACCTGCACTTGCCATAACAAGTTTCTGTGCATCACCACCACCAAATTTCTGTAGAATACCACCTGCTGCTTCTGCAACGAATGGTTTCATGTTCTCTGCTGCCTTGTTCAAACCTTCACTGGTAGAACCACCAGATTTCAGACCATCATAAATTGCTTTACCGGCAGATGCAAGTTGTTGTGCGCCGCCGGCAACATCTGCCATACTTGGTGTTTCGAAACCATGTGAATAGTCAAACACCAAAGTGTCTGGCATATACAGAGCAATAGAAGTTGTGGTGCGTTTTGTTGTGCGTAGTGGACTTGTGTTTACAGGACTTGAACTGCCTGCTTGCATTCCAAGACCAAATTTGTCTAATGCACTTCCTAGGCCTACATTACCAATGCCAAGCTTGGAAGTCAGGTCGTTAATACCACCTTTGATAGATGAAGAAACATCATTGATTGTCTTGTTTACAGCATTCGTTGCTTTCTCGATACCACCAAAGATGGCACTTTGAACTTCACCAATCTGTGCTCCCAAAGTACCAGGTTCTGAAACCTGACCACGAATAGTCGATAGAATGTCTTTGTTCATCAGCATATTCAATGCTGTCTGTTCGGAGAACTTATCAATACCTTCAAATGCAGTACGTTGTTGCACATTAATATGGAACAACATATAGTGTCCCTTATCGTAACTACCTACATCCAGAGGGTATCTCATTGTGCCTGTCTGGTATGGTGATTGATAGAGAGCAGATAACGGGCCACTAAGAATGCTATTCTTAGAACCAAATGCGATATCTGTAAGCGAGAACATTGCCATCGTTTTATCCTAGGGTGAATTTATACATATTTATATGACTTACGGCAAGAATACCTTAAAGGGTGTGTTTACACCTACCAACCCAAGTAAATATAAAGGCGATGCGAGCAACATTGTCTATCGTTCGTCTTGGGAACTTAGACTAATGAAACATTTTGATAGAGACCCATCCGTTCTGTGGTGGGCAAGTGAGGAGTTGGTTATCCCGTATATATCGCCTGTGGACAATCGCAAACACAGGTACTTTCCAGAATTCATTGCAAAGATGAAAAGAAAAGACGGAACCGTGATGACCTATGTAATAGAGGTCAAACCAAAGAAACAGACTCAGAAACCAGTTCAAAAGAGAAAAACACAACGTTTCATCCAAGAAGCGGCAACTTACGCTGTTAACCAAATGAAATGGAAAGCAGCAGAAGAATTCTGCCACGAACATGGTTGGAAGTTCCAAATCATAACAGAGGATGAATTAGGTCTTAACTGAAAGCGGAACACCAGTACTTATACTCCGCAACACAGAAAAACAGGTTAAGATTGACATATAAATAGGACATATGCCGTATTTACTAGATAGAATCCAAGCACAACTTCAAAAAGAAGGTTTTGCACCACGTTCCGCAAAGGCACGTGATTGGTTGCGTCAAAAATTTAAAAACATCAGTCAGCAAGGTTCTCGTAAGAATCTGTTATCTGACAGAGACCGTTTTGGTAATGCCAGAGTTGATACCTACGCAATTGGTCGTATGTTCTACTTTGTCTATGATGCCAAACACAAGGATACTTTGCCGTATTTTGACCGATTCCCTCTAGTGATACCCATCGAAATGTATAAAGATGGATTCTTAGGTTTGAATCTACACTATCTGCATCCAAAACACCGAATGATTCTCTTGGATAAATTGAGTTCATTTGCAACTGATGATAGATATGATTTGAACACAAAACTCAGACTGAGTTACAAATTACTGGCTTCTGCTTCAAGACTATATGAAGTAACGCCATGTATCAAACGATACTTGTATAATCATATGCAGACACGATTAGTTGAAGTATTTGCCGAAGAATGGGATATTGCTGCATTATTACCAGTCGAAAACTTCTCTGGTGCCACAACCTCTAAGGTGTGGGCAGATTCAAGGAAAAAATTCTAATGCCATTTTCACCAAATGAATTCTTAGCGAATGCCAAGTTAAAAGACGGTTTCGCAAAGAACAACCGATTCGAGGTTATGTTGCCAATTCCTGCGGCAGTGAACCAGTTTGTCGGTAACTCAATTATCGACAAAGCAGTTGGTGCAGTCACAGGTTTTATTAAAGACATTTCAAGTGCCATTACAGGCAACTTGTTTGGTGCTGGTCGTGCTGGTGCAAATCCAGGTTCAACTTCTGCAAACCCTGCTATGTCTCGTTATCTTGCTCTGCAATGTGAATCAGCGGAATTACCAGGTCGTACATTCCAAACTGCTGACCGTAAAATCTACGGACCATCTTCTAAGATTCCTAATGCTACAACGTACAACGATATGAATTTGACATTCATCTGTACGAACGAATTCTATGAGCGTAAATTGTTTGACCAGTGGATGGAATGTATTCATCCGTCTGATACATGGAACTTCCGTTTCCCTGCTGACAACCAAACACGTTACCTAACTAATATTAAAATCATTCAATATGATGAATTCATCAAACGCATTTATTGTGTTGAATTGATTGATGCGTTCCCAATCGCAGTTGCACCACAATCGTTGAGTTGGGGTGAAGAAGGGTTTCATCGTCTATCTGTATCATTTGCATACAGTCAGTACCGTGTGGTCTATGACGGTGGTTATGATTTGGCAGATGCTGCCATTTCTATTTTTGGTGGTTCTGCTGCCAATAAGTTACTAGGTAAAGTGAGTGACAAACTGAGTGGTGGTATCGGCGGTGCAGTCGGTCGTGCCTTTAATAGAATTTTATTTTAATAATTTGGAGAAATTATGTTACCAAAACTTGATGTGCCTGTATATGAGATTTCATTACCTTCTAACAAAAAGAAGTTGAAGTTTCGTCCGTTCCTTGTGAAGGAACAAAAACTGTTTATGATGGCTTCGGAATCTGAAGACCCAAAAGAATCACTTGCAACTATCCGTCAGGTGTTGCGTAATTGTATTTTGGACGATATCGATATCGATTCGTTACCTACATTTGACCTAGAATACTTGTTTATGAATCTTCGTGCCCGTTCTGTAGAAGAAGTGGTTGAAATGCGTTACAAGTGTAACAACACCATCACAGACGAAGAAACAAAAGAAGAAAAGAAATGTAATGGTGTTTTCCAATTCGAAATCAACCTAACAAAGATTGAACCAACATTCAATCCAAAACATAGTGACAAGATTCAATTGTCCGACAAGATGGGTGTTGTGTTGAAGTACCCAACTTTTGAAATGGCAGAGAAGTATGATGGTATGCCAGAGAATGAGATTTTGATTAATGTTCTTATGGATTGTATTGACTACATCTATGATGAAGAAAATCTATACTATGCAAAAGACAACACACGTGAAGAATTGGAAGAATTTATTGATAGTCTTCAACAGAAAGACCTAGAGAAGTTTAAAGAGTTTTTCGATACGATGCCAGAAGTAAAAACTTATGTGCCTTTCAAATGTCCAAAATGTGCTTATGAAGAACAGTTGGAAATTAAAGGACTACAGAATTTTTTCGTCTAAGCTTCCGTTATGATACCTTAGGTAACTATTATCAAACAAACTTTGCTCTGATGCAACATCACAAGTACAGTTTAACAGAGTTGGATAATATGTTACCTTGGGAAAGAAATATTTACATTGACTTATTAGTTAAATATCTCGAAGAAGAAAAAGAACGTATCAAGTTACAGAGACAAACCAATAAAAGAAGATAATGGCAGATAAAGACAACCTGTTAGATAAGAATGGTAAACCTTTGGCTGGCGGTGCTTTAATGGCCCGTCAGGAAAAACTTGCACGTGAAAAGAATAAAACTTCCGATACACCACTTGATAAGAAGATTGAAGAAAA